AGAGGTATAACACGGCGAGTATCTCTCCCACCGAAAGGTGGATCATGGAAATTACTTTAAAAAATTATACACAATTAAAACAAAACAACTTATCAAGAGCAGCTATTGCTGAAGTTTTTGGAATTCCAGAGTGGAAATTAAAAAAACTCATTTCAGCAAATGGTTGGGGTGCTAAGACTCCTACTATAAACAATACTGCTGCATTCGATGAGTATACAGAAGAGTCTTGTTATTGGGCTGGATTTTTAGCTGCCGATGGTAACGTAGATTCAAAAGGCAGAATTCGTCTTATGCTAAAATACGACGACATTCTACACCTAGAAAAATTCAAAGAATATTTACAATCTACGCATGCAGTATCCAGTAATACCGATACATATAATAGATGTAGCTTTGAGTTCACAAATAAAGATATGTGTGATATGTTAGACTTAAACTTTAATATAGTTCCTAATAAAAGTTTAACAATAAAATTTCCACATTTTATATTGCCTGATATGATGCGTCATTTTTTACGTGGCTATTTTGACGGTGATGGATCTATCTGTGAAAGTTTTTCTAATAAAGATTCTGTAACTGCTACATTATACGCTACTTTTTGTAGCGGAAGTTTTGATTTTATTAATTATGTGTATACTTTGCTATCTCAAAAATTGAAAGTTAGAGGTCATTTACAAGATTTTGGTACTGGTAAAAAGTGGCAAATTAAATATAACACTAATGATGCTATTAAAGTATTAAATTACATGTATAAAGACATTAATATATATTTGGATAGAAAATACGTACTATATCAACGTATTGTACAAGATAGTAATAGAATGATGAGATAAAGGTATAGTCCACACCACTAGTAATAGTGGGATTATGTGTTTATACGGTTCAGGAGCAGATAAAGTTAGTGTAACAGTTACTAAAGCAACAGGCCAACACTATCCAGTAGAACGTGCTCGTGATGATATTAAACAATACTTTACAACATTTAAAAAACTAAAACAGTGGTTAGACACTAGAAAACAATTTATTGAACAGAATGGATATACTTACTCATTTTTTGGCAGAAAAAGACGCTTACCTAACGTATTCAGCAGTGATCGAGGAATCGCAGCCCACGAAGTACGTAGTGGAATTAATTCGGAAATCCAATCCCTTGCAAGTGACGTTAACTTACTGGGAGCTATTAAAACTGCTAGAACAGTTACAGAGCGTAAACTTGACGCAAGAATCTTCATGCTTGTCCATGACTCAATCGTGGCACTTGTTAAATGTGAGGATGTAGATGCATACTGTAATATACTACGCGAATGTACACAATATGACTGGGGCTGTAATATTAGTGGATTTCCTATTGGCGTTGATCAGGATATAGGAGATGACTACAGCTTTGGGGGTTTTGAAGAAACCTATAGGATTAGCAGCAATAGTTTGGCCCGTATTTAAACTAGGTGAAAAAGAACCTTATATAACAAATACAATAGTATTTTATGCTAGTGAGTATATAGAAGAAGAGGAAGACCCTAAACTGTTACTAAGATATAGAATTATTGATGATAAAAGTATAGACAAGTCTACACTAGGTTTACGTAGGCTTGTTCTTAAACAACAAAAACTAAACCTATATCCTATTGGCTCAGCAATATATTTTTTACAAGATTTAATTAAATTAGCAAAATCAACTACTTGGTTTATTGATAGTAGTGGGCAGATTTTTCAGCATAAAAAAATAGTACGCGCCAAACTAGTCACACACAAGATTACTCAAGTTTTGCCAGCTAGTGGAATTGGTTGTGTTTTAGAGGTTGAGGGTCTATCTGAGCGATTTAAAAGTTTACAAATTCCCAAAGATTATGAGCTATATGCTGGTATATTAAAATATAATAGATGTAATTTACTTTATGGCTACTACAGTGAGCCTATTAAAACAACATGGAGATTAGTTTGAAAGCTATTATAACTAATAGAATTTATATGGATGATCCAGGCAAATTAAATTCTAAATTTATAATGGATCAACTTACATATAAGTTTAAAAAGAATACAGGTAGTAAAAAATTTAGTGTAGTAGAAACTATTAAAAACTATAGAATATTACCAAAAGGTATTCTAAGTATACCACAAGGAAGATTAGATTTAATTCCTTGTGGATATGAAATAGTAGATAAGCGAATAACTAATCCAGTACCATTTCCCAAAGCTAAATATGCTTTGCGTGAAGATCAGTTAGAGATTTATAATGAGGCAAATGATACTTGTTTTATTAACGCATTAGTTGGCTGGGGTAAAACATTTACAGCACTACATATTGCCCATAAGTGGAGTCAAAAAACACTAATAGTTACTCATACTACTGCTTTACGTGATCAATGGTGTGATGAAGTACGAACATTATTTGGACATGAACCAGGTATAATAGGTAGTGGTTATTACGAAGTAGAAGATCACTTTATTGTAGTAGGTAATGTTCAAAGCATTGTTAAATATTTAGATAGAATAAATAAAGAATTTGGTACAGTCATACTAGACGAAGCACATCATTGCCCAGCTACTACTTTTAGCACAACTATAGATAGTTTTTATGCTAGATATAGATTGGCACTTAGTGGTACTATGGAACGTAAAGATGGTAAACACATATTCTTTAATGATTATTTTGGGAATATTGTATTTAAACCTAAACAAGCTAATACTATTAATCCTGTAGTACATTTAGTAAATAGTAATATTACATTAAAACCAGGAGTACCTTGGGTAGAAAAAATAAATGATTTAACACAAAATGAATACTATAGAAAATATATTAGTGCTCTAGCCGAATTTCATATAAATTCAGGACACAGTGTACTAGTAGTAGCCGATCGTGTAGAATTTTTAGAGGCCGTAAAAAATTATGTTGGAAAAACGTGTTTGTTGGTTACTGGCGACACCAGCTATGAAGAACGTCAATATGCTAAAGAGCAAATCCTTGCAAGGGAAAAAATGTGCATTGCTGGAAGCCGTCAAATCTTTGCCGAAGGAATCTCTATCAACGCACTCAGTTGCGTTATCTTAGCAGTACCAATGAGTAATGATAGCTTATTAGAACAGATTGTAGGACGTATTATGCGTCCATATGAAAATAAACTACAACCAATTGTAGTAGACATTCAATTTAGTGGTTGGGCAGATAAAAAACAGAATAATGATAGACTTGGATTATACATACGCAAAGGGTGGGAAATACTATCGGTATAGAAATTTTCACTTGTTCAATCTAACTAACTATGTTATAATATACTATGACTCAAAGAAAAATATTTATATTTAACTATAACAAGCTAGAAAAACTGGCTAATGGCGATGCCATAAAAATAGTAAAAATTCTTGAAAACTACTATAATGGTTCCAGCTATAAACTAAAAGATGGAAGTAGCTTTTTAATAAATCCTGGTGAACTTTTCTTTGATCAAAATACAGATATACTATTTAAATCACAGTATATACAATTAGCGGCACGTAGAAGTTATCAACATTACAAAGATTTAGGCTATAAACACTTAGATTTAACTTATTATCCAGATCTAAATTTACAAGCAATAAAATACAATCCGCTATTAATAACAGAAAATAACAAAATATACTTCAAATACGAGGAATAAATGGCACTTAGTTTTAAACAAACAAAAGGTAAAGCAGTAACAAATAAAGTAGAAACTTATGAATACAAAGATGGTGAAAATACAGTAAGATTAATTGGTGGTGTTTTACCTAGATATATTTATTGGTTAAAAGGTACAAATAATAAAGACATTCCTATTGAATGTTTAGCATTTAGTCGTGAAAAAGAAAAATTTGACAATCTTGAAAAAGATCATGTTCCAGATTATTATCCCGACTTAAGATGTACTTGGAGTTATTCAATCAACTGCATTGATCCTAAAGATGGTAAAGTTAAAGCGTTAAATCTTAAAAAGAAATTATTTGAGCAAATTGTTACAGCTGCTGAAGATTTAAATGATCCAACTGACTATGACACAGGTTGGGACGTAGTATTTAAACGTACAAAAACTGGCCCACTTCCATTCAATGTTGAGTATACACTACAAGTATTGCGATGCAAACCAAGACCATTGAGTCCTCAAGAACGAACAATAGCAGACGCAGCACAAAACATTGATGAAAAATTTCCTAGACCTACAGCAGAAGAAGTTAAAGCATTACTAGAAAAAATCAGTACTCAAAGTGATGAAGATGGTAATGAAGCAGAACAAGAAGCAGTTAAGGAATTAGGTTAATAAAAGGCCCAGTAATTTTTTGTTACTGGGCTTTTTTATCACAGGAAAAATAATGAAAGTATTGTTTACAGCTGATATACATATAAAATTAGGTCAAAAAAATGTTCCTGTTGATTGGGCTAAAAATCGCTATAACTTGTTATGGCAGCAATTTGAAACAGCACAAACTAATGCAGACATATTTATTATAGGCGGAGACGTATTTGATAAATTGCCTAGTATGGATGAAATAGAAATTTATTTTGATTTAATAAGTCATTGCAAAATACCTACTATTATTTATAGTGGTAATCATGAAGCAGTTAAAAAATCTACTACTTTTATGAGTAATTTAGCTAAAGTTACTAATTTAATGAGTAGTAAACGTAATGTAATAGTTATAGATGATTACTATAGCGATTATGGAATAGAATTTGTTCCTTATAATAAACTAAAGGATTTTGAACAATCTAATCCTTGGCCAGAAGGTGGTAGAATATTGTGTACACATGTTCGCGGACAAATACCACCACATGTTATACCAGAAATCAACTTAGATATTTTTAATAATTGGGATATTGTATTAGCTGGAGATTTACATAGCTATGAAAATTGTCAACGTAATATATTATATCCTGGTAGTCCTATTACTACTAGTTTTCATAGAGATATTGTTGAAACTGGTATAATTATATTAGACACAGAAACATTAAAGCATAGTTGGATTAAGTTAGATCTTCCACAACTAATAAGAAAAACTGTTGGGCCTAATGATCCTAAATTACCTACTAATTATCATCATACAATCTATCAAGTTGAGGGCGATTTGCAGGAATTAGGTGGACTAGAAGATAGTGATTTAATAGATAAAAAAATTATTAAACGAAATATTGAAGATGTTCAATTAATGCTTGATAACAATATGAGTTTAGTAGAAGAAGTTAAAGAATATTTGCAATATATTTTAGAATTACCTAAAGACACTATTGATAAAGCAATTCTAGAAGTGCAAAATAATTTGGATAAAATAGAAGAATGATAACAATTAGAGAACTAAGATGGAGTAATTGCTTTAGTTATGGTACTGCTAATACTATTAATTTTATCAAAGCTCCACTAACACAACTTGTAGGTAAAAATGGGCACGGTAAGAGTAGTATAGCACTTATTCTAGAAGAAGTATTATTCAACAAAAATTCAAAAGGTATCAAAAAATCAGACATCCTTAATAGATATGTAAAAGATAAAACCTATACAATAGAGCTTGATTTAGAACGTGATGGTAATTTATATACAATCAAAACTACAAGAGGAACACAACAAACAGTTAAATTGCTAAAAAATGGTCAAGATATTAGCGGACACACTGCTACGCAAACTTATAAAATTATTGAAGATATTATAGGTATAGATCATAAAAGTTTTTCACAAATTGTTTATCAAAGCAATGCTATGAGTCTTGAGTTTTTAACTAGTGCTGATACGGCTCGTAAAAAGTTTTTAATAGAAATATTAAATCTAACTAAATACACTAAAGCTAGTGAAGTATTTAAAGAAATATCATTAGAGCTTGGCAAAGAAATTAGTTTTACACAAACTAAAGTAAATACTGTGCGTTCTTGGTTAGATAAATATGAAAAAATGGATTTGAATACAAAACCATTAACCATAGTTGAAGTACTAGACCCTAAATTAGAACAAAGTGCAGCAGAATTAAACTTAGAAATTACAAATGTAGATAAAACTAATAGAAAGATTATACAAAATAATACCTATAAAAAACAACTAGAAAATATTAATTTAGAGTTT